TTTGTTTTATTAAACGACATTGTGAATTCAACCTTGGGAGGTTTAGGTTTTGCCCAATCAGGAATCTGCGTGAACTCCATGTTAGCCATAGGTCTTTTATTAGTAATAGCAACTGGCTTGGGTGAGAAAGATGGTAGGGCTAACTTAGGGGCGATGCTTTTAATTTGTTTGATGGCATCCTTACCGCCAATCTCAATAGAGGCGATGAGTGTCTCTTGAATCTTTTTTTGATTAGCAATAGTTATTGTTTGTAGTAAGCGCTCTAAAGTTTCGGGATTCATATTACGAAGCAAAGACTCAAGTTGGCGCAAAGATATTTTATCCGTGGCTCGTTGAATAGATTCGTAGAGTGTGCGAGCAAGTTCTTGCTCTTGAGGTGTTAAAGGTATTCGCTTCTCTCGCGCCTTAGCGAAATGAATTGCCATCTTTAACCAACTTCAGGAAGTTTCGGAGCCTCCGTCGGTGGAGCAGGTGGTAATTCTTCCTCGCCCGATGTTGTTGGTTCTTCAGGCATTGGAGGAACTCCAGCGCCTTCAGGCATAGGAGGCATACCAAAATTCTGTCCATCATGTTCAGCAGGTGGTAGACCAGCCAAGTCGCGTAGATACTCTTCGAGTTTAGGGTCAGGAACGATTGCGCCTGTTTGTACCAAGTTGCCTACGAATCCAGCAATCTCATTCAAATCAACATGGCTTACTTCGCCATAAGTTAGATACGGAGCGCGAGCGATGTCCATGCCATTTAGTTTTAGTAGGCGTGGGATAGCGTGTTGGTTAATTACCTCAGCGATATTTTTAGCGATTGAATCAACTGCCATTGACCATAAATCCATCTTGGAGGTTCCGAGGGCATAAGAGCCAACACGGTCAGAGCCAAGAAGAATAAAGTCCGAAAGGATTGACATAGCAATTCTTTGGTCATAGCGTTGAATAATCTTGTCGGTATCGAACTGACGAGAGCCTCCCGAAGATAGAAGAACTAAATCAAAAACTTTGTGTCCTTGGTCGTCATACATTGAAGGCATGACGATTCCCTCTTGCTCATTGCGCTTGATAGAGGTAACGATATTTTGAATAGTTGCTAGAACAGAGGCTTGCTCGGCTGTCGCAGTAGATGAAAGAAACTCAGGTGGTACATAAGCAACTGGCAAACCTGCTAGGTCACGCTCAATACCGATTGCTTCAATCTCTTCAATACGACGCTTGAAATACCAAGAGCGATAGGCGTTACGAAGAATTGAGCGACCTTCAGGGTTATTCTTTTGTGAACTGGTACGAATAAGTAAAGATTTTTCGATTGGAATGTAATGGGTACCGCCCGAGGATGGGTCTACTTGAACCATTCCTTGAATTCCGCCATCTTCATCAATCATCCATCGGAACAAAGTTTCTTGAGCGCGGATTGGCATTTTGCGCCAGCCGATACGACCATCATTAAATTTAGATTTACGCTGAGGGTTTTCGTTATCTCCCTCTCGGACTTTGTAAACAATTTCGTGGTATGAATAACCAAAGACCAACATTGAAAGCATTTGAGATAGAGTCGAATCCCAAGACTCGCTCATATCATGTAAACAAGATTCTACGAAAGCGGCGACTTCTTTATCCTCGGGAGAAATCTCTCCATCTTTAGAATTGTCAGAGTATGGGTCTATACGCCATTCAAGGCGGGTAATAACTTTCTCGATTGCGAATAACATCGAGCCAATGGTCGGGTCATTGTCCGCCATCTCCCGATAGATTCTTGCTCCGCGTTGTCCGCGAAGATTGACAAGAAATTCTTCAAAGACTGTTCCACCTGAACGACGCAGACCAGTAGAGCCGAACTCCTGTAAATCGGGTGTTATCTTCTCAGCCATCTAACCCTCTACTCTTTGGTTGCTAATCCTACGACGATTGCGATTGCCTGTTCTTGGTTAAACCCCGCCTCTACTAACTCCGAAAATAATTCGTGAGTCTGAATAGCGAAAGCCCCCAAAACAGACACGACACCTTCACTATTGGGTGAAAGGTTATCGTACACCCGTCGATTATACCTCTAGGCGAATTTAGCCTTTTTATTCTCCGTCTAAAACTAACTCAAAAGAATTTAATCTTTTGGCAGTAATCTGATTTACGGATTTCAAAGCCAAATCTCTATCGCCTACCTGAGCGAATAAACGGTTTTCTAGTTCGCCACCGACAGCATCGAAGCGACGGAAGAAGATGTTGTATGGCAAAGCATCTTGTTGAATGTTCAACTCAATCTCGACATACTCTTTCTGAGCAATCTCTTGAGAGACATACGGCTTGCCGTTTGAATCGACAACAACTTTTGAACCCGCTATTTCTTTTGTGAAGAAATCAGTCCAAGCCATTTCAACCCCTTTCGAGAGTTTATTAACCCTCATTGTACTATATCAGGGTTAAAAAGGAAATGATTCAGGAACCTCGGGTTCTTTCTTCCAAGTAGGAGCGCTCCAAGGGTCTATCTCGGTATCGCCTTCATTGGTACGCCGTAAATCGACTACTTGAACTACATGACGCTTTAAGTCCACTCCAACATTGAAAGCGGTCACGGTCATTTTGCCTTTCTTTTCCCCCGTGTTTTTATCCTCCCAAGATTCCCAAACAGCGGTTCCTTGAATGATTACGCCCATTCCCTTCTTCAAAGAATCGGCAACATTCTCTGCCAGTTTGTTCCAACACTTAATTGACCATGGAGTGACATCGGTATTTTCCCAAGTGCCATCAGGTTTCTTTTGTGACTTAGAAGAAATGATTGTGAAGGTTGCCATTGCTTTACCGTTTGGAGTAAAGCGCAACTCAGGGTCACCTGCTAAGTTTCCTGCTATCGATATTGCTGTCATGCTATGTGCCTTTCATTGGTTATTGGTTTGGCGATTATGTTTAGTTTTTTTCTCATTATGTCGCGTTGATTTAGTGTTGTTCCACCCCAAATCCCTAACACTTTGTAATGTAGCGCATAGGTCAGACATTCTGCTTGCCAGTAACACCCATTACAAATTTTCTTGGCTACTCGATATTCGCTGGTCGTTCCTCCATTTTCATCGTTTGGAAAAAAATAATTAGTGTCAATCCCCCAACAACTCGCCCCCTCGAAATTCCAAGGCATCAGCATTTTCGGCATCTAATTCCTCTCCAACAATTAAACGATTCGGGGAAGCGACATCTAACTTAGCCAAAATTCTTCCGTTGCGCCATACCTTTCCACCAGCAATACCATCATAGAAACTAGGCTTAGGCTCTACTAAAGATTCACACTCTGTCCAAAAATAACAGCGTGAACAATAACTTAATGCGGGTTGTGCTAAATCTAAATTGAATTGGTCAAAGAGCCAAGGGTCGGCTTCGCGGCATGGCGCTTTAGATACAAATGAACCCATGGATAAATTTTACTTTGATTCTGCTTTATTCTTTGTTTCATTATCTTTGCGTGTCGCCCATTCACCAAAGCGCTCGCGTATAAGTTGATTGAGAAGAAGAATTCTTTCCTCTTCAGGTGTTGGTCGGTTTGTCTTTGAGTCCGACATCATCATTCCCCTCCCAGTTTTTTAATCCATGATGAACTAATCCAAGGTGGCGCCAATCGGGATTTTGGTCATCGGCAAGTGTGAGCGTCCAATAATCTTTATCGCCTTCTCCCATCCATTCAGATACGAGAACCCATCCTGTACAGATTGCTGGCTCAACAAAAGCGATGCGCCCGATTTCGGCGAGCGCATCGTCTATTGCTGAAGGCTTCTTATGCTCTTCTTGATTTCCCATTCGGGAAGGCTAATACCAAAAATTTCTTTCCCAAAAACGCCACGCCGTACATGGATTGGAATATCTTGACTCGATATAGATGAGTCCGCGTTCCACTTGCTCCTCAACTTTTAGGTCAGGGTCAAGTCCAAGTATTTGTGGAATTCCACCAGCATGAAGTTTTTCGCCATTTTGATAGACGGGTGTTTTATTGTAGGCATCGGGACGCCAATTTGATTCCTTAGTCCAAAGCGATAGGAGACATTCCCATTGCGTAGGAGTATCCCATCCATAAGACCCGAGACGCTTTTTTGCGAACTCTTTAGATGCTTCAGGTGTGCGCTCAACCAGTACAGGTTTCATTACTGGAACCTGACTTGCTTGCGCTACTGGGTCGGGTGGGATGTGGAACGGATTG